TATATAAATTATAGTAAGTACCGCCCCCAGAAGGAGGAAAGGGCACTCCGTTAATGCAAGTTGGCGAGCTAATAGTAATTTTTGAGCTTCCGCCACCAGTAAAGGCACCTGGCCCTAAAAACAACCTGTCTTTATAAAATCCCTGTCCAGTAATTCCTAGATTTTTCATATTAACCTACAGTATAGTCTGGGCCAGAGGCAATAGTTGTAAAACTACCGTCCATCCACATGACGCACATCTGATCGTTAGTAATGTTGTCAGTAGTAACCCAATTGCTTATTTCCGAACCATCAAGAGCTGGTTCCCCGGCCTTTGGTATTACATTTAGCATAAAGTACAGTCCTGCATAGCTTCCGCCAGCCGTTACCTTTACTGCAGAACCAGCAAAGAGATCATAGCCATATCCTAGAGCTTGGTTTGAATAAGGGCTACCCGCATCGTCCGCCCTTTGCATAATTGCATAGTGACTCCCGTCACCAATTTGAACAACGACATAGATACCGTTAAATGCGTTGCTTGGATTGTTTACTAAAATTCTATCTCCAACAATTGCTGCCACGCCATCAACACTAAGAGCCCCATATCCAGTAGCTGTTAGGATTGTATTGCTGCTATTATAAGTCCAAGAATGGGCGTTATCTAAAAGGCGACAAGGAGTCTTCCAAACTTTAGTAGCCTTACAGAAATATTTGATATGAGGATTGCCGCTACCATCAGTATGCGGAGCAAGCGGAAGAATTGTGATACCTTCAATAGTCCAAGCTTTGGTGCCATCATAGTGACACTGGTTTTGGATGGTTAAAGGAATTGAATCTACAAGTAAGTCTCCGTTAGGCGTGCTGCTGCTTCTAATGTGAGTAGAATAGGTGCTATTAGTGGTGATAATAACATTTTGATCGCCAGCACTGCTGCCACGGCCAACCACAATATCGTTGGCTGAAAGAAGAGTCGTTACCCCTAAGTCAGTATTGTGAGATAGACCGCCACAGGTTGCTGTATAGTATGCGCTATCGGCTAATCCAACAGCAACAGGGTCTGTAATGCTACCATTAGCATTAATAGTGGTCCTAATCATTCCAGCAACAGTAGTAGTCGCTAGCTGGAATGCAGATCCTACAGGGTAGCTTTGATCCCTGATGAAAATTTTAGTACCAGAGCGAATAGCTATAATCCATCGCTGTCCTGGCACCGTACTGCCGCCAAGAGTGGCCAATGGGGCCTTTTGGGCGGACAATGCGTTGCTTAAAGCTACTGTCTTGTTAGCTGTTCGATCTAAATCAACGAAGAGACATTCGCCGTCGGCTAGATTGGTTAACCCTGCAGAGCTAGTAAGCTGATCTGCGACCTGGTTAATGGTAGCCGTGCTATTATCGATAAGGAAGGCAATGCTCTTCCAGTGTAGATTTGTACCATCCCATTCAAAGGACTCTCCATTAGAGGCAAAGATTCCACCCGCTGTCATCCTGACGTTTCGATCAGCCGTCAGGCTGTACCAATATTCCCCACCGCCAATTTCCTGAAGGCGGGTCATGGTAGCGTTCATCCACTGTTTCAGTGATTTAATACTCCTATCACCAGCTACAGTAGCTAACGCTGGATTGGCTTCATTCCTTCCACCGGGCCAGCCAAATGGCTGATTTACGGTGGGGGAGTCGCCGCCAGCTCCATTCCTGAACAGCAGGTTGCGGGCGTCAACAATATTAGTAATTGTATTGTTAGCGTCAGTTGTAACTATGTACAGTGGAGCAATAGAAGGAGACCCAGAAAATGTCTGGCTAGAGATAGTAATTACGTAGTCTAGAGTCCTACCAAGAGGAACGACCCTGCTAGATTCTGTGTTTGGAACTGTATTGAGGAACCTTACACTTTCAGAAGTAGAATTGTCGGCACTTCTTAATAGGTCAATGCCAATATAGTTAACCGTATTTGGTGTCCAACTACCCTGAAGTCTGGTATTTAGGGTGTTTAAGGTTTCGTTTGCTCGACTAAGGGGAACCTGAAAGAAAGATCCCGAGTCCGAAGCAGAGGGGTGAACAAGTCTCCCGCCAGCCGTATTAATGGAAAAGGAGGTTGCAGATAGGCCGACAGTCGTAGCAGGGCTGACTACATCAAATCCCTTAACGACGCATGGCACCCCGCCCGTTATCAATAAGCCTATGGCATCAAAGTCATAGCAAATAGATGACTCGACTGAACGCAAGTGGGGTACATCTACCCGCATCTGCCCTAAAGTGTTTAATTGCCTATTGACAGCCATTAGATATCCTAAAGATTGTGCCTAAGTTGGCGATTCCGTATTGTTACCATAAAGCAAGCCCTTAAAGGCAATAGTTCCGGTAACATAGCCCTTAGTAGGGATATTCCAGGTTTGCCTAATAACAGAATTTTTCTTGCTTTCGAAGATGATCGTGTCAGTAATTCTATCCACAATCAGAATGGAGAAATATTTGCCTCTAGTGGCTGCTTGCCAGGTTGGCATCATGCCTGCCCCTTCAATACCCCCGTCGTGGGCCTGTCGGTAGATCGTCATCATCCCGGAGCAGGCAAGGGGGCCGGGTATAAGCTCCTGAGGCTCTAGGGTGTCGATGCCGTGGACTTCCTTCTGGGGGCTGTCTTCTGTGTGGCTGAAATTGGAAACGCCGGCAAACGGCTTCCCATTGAGGTACATGACGGTTCTTGCGCCAACCAACAAATTAAGTGACATTGCGCGCCTCACTTAGGAAAGTGTCAAGCTCATCCGGCCCAAAAACCTCAATAATGTCTGAAAGCTTGTAGCTACCGCTCATTGGCAATTCTTCGTTACCCAACCCTCTATCGCCTGGATATCTAACGTTTATTAGTAAGTCTATCCCAGCCGCAGAGATATCGGTAATGTACTGCTTTGCGGCAGCTAAGCCCGCGTTAGAGGCAGTTACGTAAAAAGCCCCCGGCTGGGTGTTAATATCTGGGTTATACGCAGCAACCTGAGATACTACGGATAACACAATATTGTCGGTAGATAGTAGCTCTACAGGGAAGTTATAGGACGGGTCAGGAATAAGAACCGTATAGATAGATGTTGGATTGTCCCTGACGAAATACTTAAATGGCCCAACCTGGTTTTTAAAACCAAAATTGGCAACAAGATAGCCTTCAATGGGAAGATTAGTAACATCTCCATCTACTTGGATTGGAGGGCACCCCTTTCCTTGGGGAATAGTTGTTTTTAGGGAAAGTGTATTCCCACTCAGCCCAAACGGCTGATTTTTATCATAAATGTAAGGGCCAAGGACACTTTGTCGAATGGCAGATAAAGAAGTAAAGACGGCTTGAAAGTTGGTATCCGACTTGGTATAGCCAGGTTGGTCTGTAACGAAAGAAGCTGTTCCAGGAGAACCGGCAGCTTTTACTATTCCGTTGACTCCACCACAGCGTCCATTTTCTGTGTAGCACTGAATAGCAGCAGCTTGAGCGTTATTATGTTCTGTCGTTCCGGAAAGATAAGAGCCACCGGGGCGAATAATGATAGGCTTGTCAGTATTAGCAAAAGCTACCGTACTTCCTGTCCTAAACGAGACAGCGGGCAAAGAAGTAACAGAAGTCTTCCAAGTCATTGTTTCAAGATCTAGATACTCAATTCTTTTTGACTGGGATCCTCCACAGACATATACTCGATTTAGAACAGGCTCATAATGGCAGCTGCAGTAGCTATGGGGATCCTGAGTGTCAGGAATAGGACTCCAGTATCCCGTGTAAGGATCGTAGATTTCGCAAGACTTCAGTTCGTAATTTAGCTGGTTGCCTGTAGGATCAATAGGTTGACTATGGAGATTTCCAATACCACCAACGACTAAAATTCTATTCCCTGGAAGCGTGGTGTGTCCAAAGGCAAACCTTGCATAGGTCATACCCCCGGTCTGTACACAAGTGTAGCTACCGCTATTATACTTTATGAGTTCACAAGAACTTAGGGGCGTCCCCATATTAGTAAGGGTAGAGGAGTTTGAATTGTTGGGAAGCCTACCTCCAATTACTAATGCATTTCCCCCGCCCACATCCGCCAGCTTGGCGTTTGAGCGGGCGTAATTGAGAGAAATTCCATAAGTGTTTCCCCATTGACCAAGTTGATTGCCAACAGCGTAGCTAGGATCCCAGAAGTTGATATTAGCAGTTGCTACGCCTGTATTATCCACACCACCGGCCGTTACGGCCTTATTTGTGGGGGAAGATAGCCAAACCAAACCAGCGTCCGCCAAGGGGGTACTCGGTTGCGTTCCTGTGATTTCTGTTAAAGTGTTTGCAGTAGCTGAGTATAGAAAAGTCCTTTGTTCGGCGTAGCCGGACCCAGTAGCGTGAGTAGGTCCACCAGGATACCCCCCCACCACCAATATCTTGTTCCAGAACCTAGGATAGTCAATTAGGGCAAGACTTGAGCCTAAACCGCTGATATTGCTATTGGAAGTAGTTGCCCAGGTATAGGTATGTGAAACGACTTGATTGGTAACCGTCTGTCCAGTAACTGTATATTTTGAAACTGACTTGATGTCCGTGCTAGTGTCAATATTTCTACCGCCCAAAACAATGTTGACGTTGTTTAGGTCTGTGATACACTTAGCTAGAATTCCGGTATAGCCACCAACAGCGGTTGCGCAGCTAAAAAGGGAGGCTGCAGAGGTACCTGAAGAAGCGGCTGTAGAAATGAGATCGGTAGCATCTAGCAATTTGGGCAGGAATCCGGAAATAATGCCGAATTGATTTAAGGTAGGTGTTGAACCAGAAAGAGAGCTGCTGCCAGTAGGAAGTCTTGTAATTGAAGAAAGGTTGTACTCAACAGGATTAGATAGATAAGCCCCGTTAGATCTATCTCTTACTACGATTTCGGTATTGACAGGTAAGGATACTCGGGATTGACCAAGCTTATTGCTCAATAAAGCATAATTGGAACTATCGTAGATTTGCTTAGTAGTTGGCCGCCAGATGCTGAGGCTATTAGAACTAATCGGGGAAACGGTTTCGGTTACAGCTACTTTATTATTAATCGTAACTTTTCTTACGCCACTGATAGTTGTAATACTCTCAATAGGGAAGCTGCCCCTGTTGTTAAGAGAGAACTCAGAACCAAGGATATTGATATAGTCGCCGGCTACTACATTCTGAAAAATAGATAGGACCTTGGTGCTAGCTGTAGAAAAAGTGATTGAAGCTTTGTTTAGCGGTAAGTCCGTAATGGTAACTTGAGTAGAAGGACTTAGGGTGTTGTCAATTGAATTGTACAGTAAGGCATCAAACTGTAGAGCTGACTGTGCGCTTCCACTCGTAACTTCAATAGACGATCTTAGTCCTAGAGTTCCAGAGAAGATCCTTACCTTTGTTTCATTTGTTTCTAGGTCTTGATATTCTACAGCAAAGGCATTACTCTTGTACTGAACAAAGGCTTTGTTAATAGCTGCGCAGACTTCAGTAGCGGTAGCCATTAGGGGGTTGACAAAGTCTGTCCAGAGAAACACAACAGGGACTGCTAAGTGTCCGTCAACTGTGATATTAAGAGTAGCTTTGTCAAACAGAGTAAACGGCTCATATAAGGCTGAGCTGATATTTGCCCTTACGGCCTGTGGACCGTAGATAATCTCTAGAAGGTCTAGGTTAGCATTCTGAGTAAGCTTGTCGTTAACAATAGTAATAGCAAGAGTTCTAAAGGCATCGTCAACAAGTCCTAAGGCTGTGGGTTTAGCAATACCGTTATTGGAAGCTCGGATAGAAAGATACTTGCCGCTAGCGGACGAAACATAGAATTGGTCAAATAATTTGTTAACAGTGTTAACAACAGCACTGTTTCCAGTATTGAGTCCTTCAATCAATCCTTCCCAGTTGGGCTTGCCTAAAAAGGCAGGGTTGAAGAATTTTCTTACTAAATTGGAGTCGTTAGACAGGCCGGGAATATCCTGATTAATAGCAACAACATTAAAAATATAGGCCGGAGTTTCAGGCAGCAAAGCAGATGTAATTGAACTTACTATTTTTGCTTGAGTAAAAGACAGCTTCCATTGTCCATAAGTCAGGTCTCGATCTAGGTAGATATCAATAGCTTTAGGAGAAGCAGTAGTCGCCGTAGCTAGATTAATTTGGACCGTATTTGGGCCAGTAAGGGAGTAGCTCGTCCCATCGGTGGCCTTGTTAGCTCCTAATACCGGAGGATGTGTGTACCATACCCGTAAAGAGCTGGTGCTTAGTAGCTCTACTTTAGCAACAAGGAAATCTGTCCCAATTCCTGGAACCCCAGCGCTAAACGAGCCGTCTTTGATGGAAAGGAGCATCTTTACTTAAGATTGCGCCCTAGACGCCTAGGAAGATGACGCTAATATCTTCCTGCGGGTTTAAGACCATCCCCTTCTCCGACGCTGATAGGATCACCTGGTCTCCCTCAAACAGAGGTGTGACCGTATCCACGCCGTCTACCTTACTGGCGGCTGACACCATGTCAGATACAGAGATGTTCTCTCCGTGAGGACTACTATTAATAACTCCAGCAATAATGGACTTAACCCTGTCGGCAAGTTCTTGGCTCGGGTTTCCGACAGATCGTATGGCAAAAGCTCTTTGGATCCTCTTGATGACCGGACCGTCAACCAAAACCGAAGCTCCATTTGCTACGAATCCAGGATAGGTTTGGGTGTCCGAAGTCCCATAGAGAACCTTATTCACTTCACCAACTAATCCTGTATGATATTTATATGCATCAATTCCTAGGTTTAGATCATTTGGAAAGTTGGGCTTGCTGGTTGATTCAATAATAGAACCAGCAGAGATTGAAATAGCTGCAGATTCTGGAGGAACTGATTGGTAACCGACACCCATATCACACAGCTTAATGTCAGTTAAGCCACTATTGGCCTGATTGGGGTTAATCCCCAAAATCTTCTTGTAGAACACACCAGGATTTGCCTCAATAACCTGAACACTAAAGATGTTCATTAGTTTTGATCCGGCAAACTTGGTGGCCGTTTTGTTTTGGATAGAGACTTTGAAGCAAGGATTTATAAACTGAGCACCACCAGAAAGAGAACCCACAGAGTCAATCGTCCAAGATCCTTTGTTCCCTGCTCCAAACCTGTCGTCTGTAACAACAATGGTATCTCCAGGAAGAAGAGAGCCCGAGTCTAAGATGTTGAAGTCGCAAACGGACTTTTCTTCTGCTACAGTTGGATTCTCAATCCAAATGACAGAGCCATTATGTGTAACGTTGACAATTTTAAATACGCCTTTATTGGCGTTGTGGACTAGTGGCAAGTTGGTAGTAATAAGTCCTCCCGAAAAAGACCGGGTTGTGATATAGATGTACTGCCCACAGTTTCTAAGATCGGGATTAAGGAAGTAAGGAGAGTTAAGCTTAATTACAGCAAAGTTGCCCGCTTTTTCAAAGCTGGCTGTAGTCGTCTTGTGTTGGGCAAACGCTGTAATGAATGGCAGGTTGCCGCCTGATATCGTCCAGGTTCCATCTTCGGCAACAGAGGTTACTGTAATTCCAGCAATGCTATTTGAATAGGGTTTTTGTATATTGACAGTATTGACGATCTTAACAATGTCCCCGCCCCTGAAACCATCCGCGCCAGAAGTATTGACCGAAACAATAAACGCTGGCCCACCTTCATAAGGAACCAACGCCGAGCCAACAACCGCTGCTGTAGCTTGGTTAGCTCCAACACCAGAAACCTGGATTGCTGATTGACTTCCGGCGTTTTTGGAGGTGATTTGAATTGAGGTGCCACTATTGATAGCTTCAATTAGAGCTTGGCTCCATAAACCCGTGATACACGGGGTATTGAGCCATCTTACTACATCAGAAGCGTATGCTGGCAATAGATAGATTTCTTCATTCTGCCAATCGCTATTGGTTGCTAGATTAGACGCCGTCGGTCGCTTTAGTACAACCTGATGGTCCACAGAAATAGAGCCAGGAAGGGCGGTGCTTAATACCGCATTGTAGCCGTCTACTAACTGGGTTCCGCTATCCCAAGCGGTATTGGTGTCCCAATCAGCCGCATTAATAACCGTACTTCCGCCACTAAGAAGTGTGGCGGTAATCGGACAAGCTGATTTAGCAGCGGTAGCTAGAGCATTGACAGAAGCTACAATGCTTGATTCTGTAGCTGTTGAGTTTCTAAAAACAGAAACAGTAGCTGGGGTTGAAGTTAGGCTGCCAGCACCGCTAGTGTCTCCTAAGATTTTACCTTTGAGATATTGATTACTGGAACCAATAGCTGTAATTTTGATCGGATTGTTATTAAAAAGAGTAGAATATTGAGGATCACCAATAACAGCAATGTCCCCAGTCGAAATAGTGGGATCGAAGCCAACTTTGGCAATAGCTGCAGGATCTAGACTGATGGTGCCGGGATTAGTAGTAAGAGAATATGTGGCGGTTCCATCATCTAATGATAGTGGAGCAAGATAGATGTCTTGAAGCATCGTACTTGTATTTAAGCTGCCAACATTTACAATAATGGTTTGCCCACTTAATAGGGTAGTCGGTGTAGGGGTAATTGCATCATATCTAATAACGTCCCCAATACTAAAGACGTTAACAAGGTGAGAGTCGGGGTACTGGATGCGGAGGGCTGTTTGATCCCCAATTGTAGTTCTTTCTGCCTGAGTAACCTGGAATCCTGTTAGTAGATGGATTTCCTTGATGTTGTTCGAAAGTGGATACTCCTGTATGTTTAGTCGGGTGGTAGGAGTTATTGTGTTATTGGTATAGGCAGCCCCAGAAGGTAAGTTGATATTAATAAAGGTTTTGTCTGCGTGGGAGTATGTTGGCGGGTTCTTGAGCCAGGCATGATCCAAAGTAACCGAAAGCTGTTGCGCCGGGGCGGTAGGATACAAGTACCTTACAATGTAATTCTCACCCTCCGCTCCAGGTCGGTAGAATCGATAGAGAATATTTCCGACCTTATTGCGGGCCTTCATTAAAACATCGAAGTTGTTAAATGAATAGCCAACACCGAACTTCTTTGCTAGTGTGTCATGGCTGTTTTCAGCATCGTTAATGGTAATTTGAGAGCCGTAAGTTGAGTTAGCAGCTGCAACTTTACGACTCATTGGAATAGAAAAGAATCCCGAAGTGGTGTTCTGATCTACAACGACAGACAGTTTATCAGTAGGACTAAACTTAAAGGGTAGCCCACAATAGAACGGCTGATTTGGGCTTAAAGCCACAGAACTACTAATCCCTAAAGCTGTAGAGTCTGAGAAGGCTGGGTATGAACCTGGCTGGGTAATTGAACCAACCTTGGCCCAAGAGCCAATTTGAGCGATTTCATTCTTAAAATTGCCCCACTCGTAGCCACGAACCGATGTAGACTGTGTAGCTCCGGGCCAGTCACAGATTTTTAGGTCTGAATCATAGCTTGGACGGCTTTCCAGGAAGTTCTTTCTTGTTAGTCCACAAAGGGTGCCATTAAGAGGCGGATGTTCGTTTTTGAATAGAAGTATGGACGATGCTTTCGTACCGTCAGCTCCATTTCCGCTGCGGGTGCTTTCAACGTTAAAGGGAACTCTAATCGTGCTCCCTTCAATTGACCCGACAGAGAAAAGAGAGAAATCTGCCGGCATATCCAGTTCGCTTCTAGAAGCCTTTACAGTAGCGGACAGTGAATTCCCAGATTGCTTGAGAGCTTCCGTTTCAAAAGTGGCTACGGTAGGCCCAAGCTGAATAAGGTCGCCTTCATTGTCGTTTGTGTTGAGCCTGATCTTTGAGGTTTGATATACCCTTGCTGCAGCTCCTTTTACGATTAAGGCGTCACTGAGAGACTGAGGAGAATAAGTATTGGCTGATATGGTCAGCTTTGTGGTAGGGGCAGAGGTGTTGTAAATCGCCCATCCCTGAATGCCAGTGTACGTACCAGTGACAGGGCAGAGGTATGTAGAGGCTAGTCCGCTACCATCAATGGTTTCAACTGTAGCTCCAATAACGGCTTCGCCACCTCCAAACCAACCGCTGTCTTCTTGTCCACCAAAGACAAAGATGTTATTACTAATAACAGCGCTAGCAAACATCGATTTACAACCAGAAATGGTTGAAGACGATGTAATCTTAGCCCACTTGCTAGTTCCGCTATTGTAGTAAACGTGACAGAACGTTCTTTCTAATCCGCCAGTTGCAGAATTAGACAATTCAGCAAACGGAAGAATAAGTGTTCCCCCGGCCGTTTTAACCAATTGGTTTGATCGGCCGAAGTAAAGGAACTGAATAAAAGTAGATGGGGCAGGGGTAGCTTCTGTAATAGAAGTGCCGTTGTAAACAACCTCAGTTGCAGAAAAACCGGGAGTTGTAGAGATAGGTCCCTGTGAAGTCCAAGCGTTCCCAGAAATACTATAGGTGTAGTACCACTGATCTGCAACGGCTAATATAGTATTGGAATTAAGAACCTCAGCTACATAGTTCCTAAACCTAGTAACACTTCCAGTGACGGGAACGCTTGCAAGTGCAGACCAAGTATGAGAAGACGGACTGTATTTGTTGCAAGTAAGAACAACAGATCCTGAACTTTCATCAGTAGCTGCTGTTACGGGGTTGATGTTGAAATCTGAGAACCCGCCAACCATCATAACGTCATTAGATGGGAGATTGATAGAAGTATGAGAAAACCGATTATTGGTAAATGTAGCTGGGAAAACTAGTGTGTTAGACGCCGTTGCGTACTCTACAGAGTTATTTAGAACAACAGTAGAGATTCCGCCGCAGATAAGAACGTTTCCTGTAGATAGCAACGTAGCTGTATGTAGGTAAACAGCTTGAGATAGTGTCGGTCCTGCAGTCCATGTATTTAAAGATGGATCGTATAGTTCAGTAGAGGCTAGAGCAACGCCATCAACTCCACAACCACCTACTACTAAAATCTTACCATTGCCTAAAGCTGTTGCAGTATGGCCGTAACGGGCTACGCCCATTGGAGCGGCCGAAGTCCAAGCTCCGGTAGTAGAATTGTAGATTTCAGTAGAAGCTAAAGCTCCGGTATTTTGAGAGCATAAACCACCGCAAACCAGTATATTGCTGGTACTCGGCAATACTGTGGCCGTAGGCCGTTTCCTTGCCGATTTGCCAGCGGGAAATTCAATCACTACTTGGTTTAATGCTGGCTTATCAATAATTTTCCAATTACCAACTAAAGCCGCTGGCAAGCTATTGTTGGCTGTCTGGTACAAAAGGAGATTCTGGCCAATTTCAACATTACTATCAAAATTGAAACTGTTCTGTACCAACAGATGAATACAGGAAGGGGTTACCTTGTAAATAGATACTGTTAACGCTGTAACATCGCCCTTACCACTATCAACAACAGTCGTGTTCCCGTCCGTAACAAACCACAAAGGTTGATCAGAGGCTACCGTAAGGGAAGAGAAGCTACTAGACTCCAAGAACGCTTTAGTCCAAAGAGAGCCTAAAGTTAACCTGTCATTAACGGCTAACGGATGAGTAAGAATGATAGTGCCGGTAGCTCTATCAAGAGTGTAGTTAAAAAACTCCACCGGCCTATCATTCAAAAAGAGAAGAAGCGTTTGGGATTTTGTGGTAGGGAACCCCAAGATATCCTTGGTTGAACCCCCAGTAACAAAAACGGCTCCGAGTTCTTCTTTAGGGAAGAGGGTTACTCTGGTAGTATTAGAAGATACCCTAGCGCCGAAATTTAAAGCAGTGTTTGAGTTGATAGACGAAACAACATCATAAGCCGATGCGGCTTGAGGAGAGTTAAAGATAGAGGTGTCAAATGTGTGGGTTTGTGGATCGGCAAAACCAACAGAGACCGATAACGTTGCTCCGTTGGGAATAGTGTAAGGGGCCGCATTAACTGATTCAACGGAAGCCTTTACGATAGGAGACTGAATAGTCTTAAAGTCCGTCTCACCGCCAGTGGCGAGCGCGCGGAGGACTTCATAACCTACACCTTCATAGATTGGCTCGTAGCCGTTACCATCATCGATATAGAGGACTGAGGGTTTACCGAAACGTCTTAGGAGAGAAGACGATAGAACGGTTTTTTGTTCGTCAGGGGAGGTAACGTTAAGGGCGGCTGTTTTAATAGCAAGGTCAGTACCTTTGGTCTTGCTATTCCTGATGTTCTTAATTCTGGTTCTGTAATCCTTAGCGCTTTCAGAATCTCGGCCATCAGTTACCCTATTGGGATTAGTAACCGCAGCTCCCGTAAATGGCGGTGAGCCGCCAAAATCGGAGATAGCTCCCTCAGGTACATTACCAATAACTCCAGGTGTAAGGCAGATTACACTAATACCATTTAATTCGGTCTCGCCATCGGCAAGAACTCCACCTACTAACACTGAATATTGAACAGGCGTGGATAGAGCGCCAGCAGGGGTAGATACGATTTGGCCAGCATTGACGTTACGATCACCGCCCTGGCCAATGACAACTTCTTCACCTTGGTTATGGAATGCTGCAGTAGGGGTAGAAAGGGTAATTGTCCAATAATTGCCACTATCTACCTTACTCGTATAAACAAGAGGACCCTCCTGTTGGGCCGTTCCTCGGCCAATATAAAGAACGCCAGAAGCTGTGGCTGATAAGAATGTAGTTGTCTTGTCTACATAGAGAATCGTAGACCCAACAATAGGAGCGGGCTGACCGTGGTATAAATTCGCTGCGATGCGACTGTAACGGGTGTCAGTAATAGTAACAATTGTGCTGGCCGCTATTGGCCCGAATTGGGGGATTTTTTCATCTGCACCAATTCGTTGTAGGCCAATTCCTTCAATATTGTCAACGTCCTTAGACTGCAGGGCCTGAAAAACGCCATAGGTAGACCTTGAAAGGCTTTGGGATACAGACTCTAGGATTGATAAGATCGGGCTGCCAACTTTGAAGCGTCTGATCCCAATTCTAGAAGTAACGCTATCTAGCATTTCCCCAAGGATCTGGGGCTGTGACAGCGGCGTAGGAATGTCTTGTTGAGCCATTATAACTAAGATTGTTTTTACATAATCTTTAACCTATGAGCGCTACCTATAATCCCATAATTCAGCAAAACGCTACTTGGGAAATTACTCTTACGATTAGAAACCCATCCGTTGACGGTGGAATTACTCCTGGAACCCCTTTTGACCTTACTGGATATACGGGGCAGAGTCAAATTAAGTCTTCTGATGGGACAGTTTTAGGTTCGCCAACGGTTACGGTTATGGATATGACTGGAGGGGTTTTAAAGGTTTCTACGTCAATAACTCAAAACGCAGCCCTGCCTGCAACGTCCAAGGCTACCCCACCCAAACCTCCTCTTCCAGGATACGACGTCCTTATTGCAAACACAAGTTTGTCTAAAGTCTTTAGGGTTTTAAAAGGGGAAGTAACCGTTGAGGCGGGTGTTACCACTTGGATCCCATAAGTTTAGACATTGTTATTCAGCCTGAAGAAAACATCCAGGTTGGAGTAACAGAAGCTCCCGTTTTTTTAACCGTTTCTTCAATTTCTGAGGCGATAACCTCTACTATTATTAATAACCCAATAGTAGCAGAAATATCTCCAGAAACTACCGTTCAACTGTCGGAAACAATAGAAACAGAGACAACGGTAACTGTTATGGAACCCCCTCTGACTTCAACTACCATTATTAATATTGGACCCAAAGGAGATCCTGGTAGCGGCAGTGGCGGGGGTGGAGGATTTGATCCAGCTCAGGCAGCTTATGCAATCGCTTTAAGAGGATAATTATGCACACCCTAAGTTCTACAGATACAATGTTTATTCAATTGGCAAATGCTAGAGTTTCAAGCGATTGTCATTGGCGCATTTCATATTGGGATGCAATACTGGCAACTTCCGCCTTTGCAGTAGAAGGTAGTGTTGGGGGTAACACCAATGGGGTTACGCCAGTAGAATTGCTGACTTCTCCCGCCACAGGGAATGTTCGCCATCCTCGGGCCTTTACTATGGTCAACTCCGACTCTGTGACCATTACTGCCATGATTGTCATTGGCGGATTAGTCTATCAGGCGATCTTACGAAGTGGCGACGTTCTACAGATGACAGAGAAAGAGGGGTGGTTTGTTACCGACGCTACTGGGTCTGGGAAAATGGCTCTCGCCAGCGCTAAATGGGGAGATCTTGAAGGTTCCATTTCTGACCAGACCGATCTTTCTTCCGCATTGGCCAGCCGAGTTTTTTCAAACGCAGCCATCTTCGCGTCTGGCTCAACAAACAAAATTGTTCAGTATGATGCTAAGGGGCTTGTCCTTAGTGGCACTGACGCTACAACAGCTAATATTCCTGACACTACTGATAAAAGATACATAACTGACGCTCAAAGAACTGTTGTTAGCAATACTAGCGGATCCAATACTGGAGATCAAACGCTTGTAGGATTAGGTGGAGTTTCAACTTCAAGAACGGTAGCCGGGCACGCCTTAAGTTCAGATGTAACACTTACAACGGCAGATGTTTCTGATTCAACAGATAAGCGATATGTAACCGACGCCCAACGAACAGTTATTGGCAATACTAGTGGAACCAATACCGGAGACGAGACTAGCACAACAATCAAGTCTAAGTTGGGGATTTCCACTCTGTCAGGCTCCAATACTGGAGACGAGACAGCCATAACCATTGAATCGAAGCTAGGTGTCTCATCTGGCAACACAACGGCTTTGTCAAATCTCAGCGGAACTAACACTGGAGATGAAACCAATACAACAATCAAGTCCAAGCTAGGAATCGCTACTCTTTCGGGCTCTAACACTGGAGACCAGACACTATCCGGGCTCGGCGGCGTAGCCGCCAATTCGGCAATTGCAGGAGGTACCAAGACAAAGGTCTCGTACGACACGAAGGGGCTCATTACTAGTGGCGCAGACGCCACGACTGCAGACATCGCAGATAGTACGGACAAGCGCTACGTGACAGACGCACAGAGGACTGTGCTCGGAAACACAAGTGGTGCCAACAGCGGAGACCAGACAATCTCTATTACTGGAGATGTTACGGCAGCCGGAGGCGCCGGAGCGTTAACTGCTACTGTTACTAAAATTAACGGAACTACTCTTTCAGGATTGGCGACAGGTATTCTCAAGAATACTACAGGAACTGGAGTTCCTAGTATAGCTGTCGCAGGAGATCTCCCAGGAGGTCCCTACGTTACAGCAGCTATAGTGCCTAATACTGTACCAATTGCTGGACAAATTCTAGTTGGTAACGCCGGAGGCACCGCTTATGCGCCTGTGGCGGCAAGCGGAGATGTAGCTGTTGCTTCTACTGGTGCAACTACCATTCAAGGTGGTGTTGTTACTAACGCCAAGTTAGCTACAGTAGGGGCCTATACCCTAAAAGGAAACAACACGGCATCTACGGCCGCTCCGGCCGATATTGCCGTGTCTAGCGCTGCTATTGCTGCTCTTTCCAACTTAAGTGGAACTAATACAGGTAACGAAACAGCCACCACCATTAAGACAGCTTTAGGTATTACTACTCTCTCTGGATCCAACACCGGAGATCAGACACTGTCCGGGCTCGGAGGCGTGCCAACGTCACGAACTGTCAACGGGCACGCGCTGACGGGGGACATCTCGATCACGGCGAGCGACGTCGGTGCCGACGTTTCAGGCGCAGCTTCGTCGGCTTTGACAACTGCGGAAGGCTACGCAGACAGTGCTGTAAGTACTCACAACGCGCTGGCCTTGGCAGCCCACGGTGGCATTGCCCCAAACTATCTGATGTCGACCGGCTTGGTATCTGGCGGCACGTTGTCAGTCAATACAGACACAACTAAATTTAATATTTTAGCAGGCACGGCTCCCGTCGTAAACACCTATACAACCCCAACTAGCCCGACGGTAACCCCGTTGACGTGGGCCACAAAGACGGCCATCGCAGACACCTATCTCTCCACGACAGACATCACGTACATAGGGCTGGACGCTTCCGGAAACGTTGTGCAGTCGCCGACGATATTCACCACCGATCAATTGCGTGACATTGTCTTTCTGGGCGCCACAGGGCATCCCTACCGAACGTTTATCAGCTACGCGTCAAGCACGCCTAGCATCGCATACGAGCCCGCCAAAACATTGGAAGACTTTCTCCGGGCGTTCGGAGAATTCTGCGCAGACGGGAATGTGTATTACCCACTTGGCGGCTTGTATCTAGGGAAGTCCGCTGGCGCGACATTTGCCACAGGACAGAACTATGCAATAAATCGCAAATCCCCGAACATCACACTCAATGGCGCACAGTCCAGTCCTGGACAGTGTGTGATTCTTTACTCCAGGCGCGATGGTTCTGGAGGGTGGGTGAACTCCGATTTTGCCGTCACTGTTGACCCAAATCACTATGACGATGGATCGGGGACATTGGCGTCAGTCCCTGCGGGCAAGTTTACAATCCAATGCGCCTTCTACTTCTCGGAACCTGACCTGAACTTTACGGGTATGCAATACGGCCAAGTTATCTATGACACGCTCGCGCTAGCAAAGGCTGCTGTCCAAGAAGGCATTGCAATCAACCCCTCCACCAGCGCTGCGCTATTTCGCTCCTGGTTGATTGTGCAGCAGGGGCAGACGACCCTGACTTCTGCAAATTTCGTGGCGGCAGGAAAGTTCGGCATGTCGTCAGTCATGTCAACAGGTGTAGGTGGAGAAACTAATACCGCATCTAATATCGGCACGGCCGGCGTCGGCCTCTATGCCCAGAAACTTGGAGCTGATCTTGAATTTAAGAATTTGAATTCGTCGACTGGGAAAATTACTATTGCTGATAGCCCATCAGATCATACGGTAAACCTCGGCGTTAGTTTGAGTGCGTCTGATGTTGGCATGGGCAACGTTACTAATGACGCCCAGACAAAAGCGGCTATAGTTCCTAATACGGCGCCCAGCGCCGGGCAAATGCTTATTGGTAATGCCGGAGGTACCGCTTATGCGCCTGTGGCGGCAAGCGGAGATGTTGCTGTTGCTTCTACTGGTGCAATGACGATCCAGGGAGCTGTAGTTACTAATGCCAAGTTAGCTACAGTAGGTGCCTACACCCTAAAAGGAAACAACACGGCATCTACGGCCGCACCGGCCGATATTGCGTTATCTAGTGCTAACCTAACAGGACTAGCTGCACTAAGTGGAACCAATACTGGCAACGAAACAGCTACTACTATTAAGACAGCTCTGGGTATTACTACTCTTAGCGGATCCAATACTGGAGATCAGACAATCTCTATTACTGGAGATGTTACTGCGGCTGGTAGTGCTGGAGCTTTAACATCTACTGTTACTAAAATTAACGGAACCGCTCTTTCAGGTTTAGCTACAGGCATTCTCAAAAATACCACAAGTACAGGTGTTCCATCGATAGCGGTAGCTGGAGACTTACCTGGGGGTCCTTATGTTACTCAAGCAACAACAGTAAACGGCCATGCCCTTTCGGGCAACGTGGCCGTAACTACTACAGATTTAAGTCTCAATAACCTTACTAATGATGCTCAGACAAAAGCAGCTATAGTCCCTAATACGGCGCCCAGCGCCGGGCAAATGCTTATTGGTAATGCCGGAGGCACCGCTTATGCGCCCGTGGCGGCAAGCGGAGACGTTACGGTTGCTTCTACTGGTGCCCACACAATTGCTAATGCCGCCGTTACTAATGCCAAGTTAGCTACAGTAGGCGCCTACACCCTAAAAGGCAACAACACGGCATCTACGGCCGCACCGGCCGATATTGCTCTTTCTAGTGCCAACTTAACAGCGTTGGCTGCCTTAACTGGAACTAACACTGGTAATGAAACGGCCACTACTATTAAAACAGCACTAGGAATTACTACTCTTAGCGGATCTAATACTGGAGATCAAACGATCTCTATTACTGGAGATGTTACGGCAGCCGGAGGCACAGGGGCTCTATCCGCTACTGTTACTAAAATCAACGGAACCGCTCTTTCAGGATTAGGTACTGGACTCCTTAAAAATACCACAAGTACAGGTGTTCCGTCAATAGCAGTAGCTGGTGATCTCCCAGGAGGTCCTTATGTTACTCAAGCAACAACAGTAAACGGCCATGCCCTTTCGGGCAACGTGGCCGTAACTACTACGGATTTAAGTCTCAATAACCTTACTAATGACGCCCAGACAAAAGCGGCTATAGTTCCTAATACGGCGCCCAGCGCCGGGCAATTATTGGTAGGTAATGCCGGAGGCACCGCTTATGCGCCCGTGGCGGCAAGCGGAGATGTTGCTGTTGCTTCTACTGGTGCAATGACGATCCAGGGAGCTGTAGTTACTAATGCCAAGTTAGCTACAGTAGGCGCTTATACACTTAAGGGCAACAACACGGCATCTACGGCCGCACCGGCCGATATTGCGTTATCTAGTGCTAACTTAACAGGACTAGCTGCACTAAGTGGTTCTAATACCGGAGATCAAACAATCTCTATTACTGGAGACGTAACTGCGGCCGGTTCGGCCGGAGCACTATCCGCTACTGTTACTAAACTTAATGGTACTTCTCTAGCTGGATTAGCTACAGGCATTCTAAAAAACACAACCAGTACCGGAGTCCCTAGTATTGTAGTATCCGGCACTGACATAAAGACAATAAACGGGACTTCGCTTCTAGGAAGTGGAGACATTGTAATTACTGGGAGCGGCAGCACACCTACTGGAACGGGTTGGCGTCACGTAACGTCTGGAGTTGAAGATGCTGCAGCTACAACCCCAACCGCTACACAAGTTGGATTGGGTAACGTTACTAATGACGCCCAGACCAAAGCAGCTATAGTACCTAATACGGCGCCTAGCGCCGGGCAAATATTAGTAGGCAATACAGGAAACACAGCTTTTGCTCCTGTTACCCTTAGTGGTGACGGAACAATGGCTAGCACAGGTTCTCTTAGTATTACTAAACTTAATGGGACTTCTCTTTCAGGTTTAGCTACAGGACTACTAAAAAATACTACAGGTACGGGTATTCCTAGTATTGCGGCTGCAGGCGATTTACCTGGGGGTCCTTATGTTACTCAGGCAACAACAGTAAATGGACACGCTTTATCCGGAAACGTTTCAGTAACTACTACGGATTTAAGTCTCAATAACCTTACTAATGATGCTCAGACAAAAGCAGCAATAGTCCCTAATACGGCGCCCAGCGCCGGGCAATTATTGGTAGGTAATGCCGGAGGCACCGCTTATGCGCCTGTGGCGGCAATCGGAGACGTTACGGT